TTATTAATACGATTAACAACACTTTTACAAATCTTGAAGAGAAAAGTCGAGAGAACTTCTTCGTCATCACATTTCTCGTTCTTGAGGTACGATTCAATTATAGCATGTAAACTGGTTCCCCGTCTACTAGCACGAGTAGAAACCCGATTTGCTTCATCTTCTCCAACTCGTTTCCTCCATTCCATGATCTTTTCAACAGATCGAACAGAAGTAACAGTGGTTACAGATGGATACTTCTCTCCATTTGGTACAGGATAGAATCGTTTTCCATCAATTTCCACGGACTCCAGTTCAACCAAAGGAACTGGAGTCCCGACAAAATTAAACATATTAAAAACCAAGATTAATTTTACTAATCAGATAAGAACGTACAAGACCTGAACGAACAATATCCTCAATACCAAATTCAACACAACAGAATTCTTCCATTGTCTCTAGAATTTTCATGAAGTCTAAGACTCCATTCTTTTCATTTTGTTTTACAAGATCAGACTGAGAAATATCACCAGAGAAAACGATCTTGCAATCTTGACCCACACGGGTAATCATAGAGTCAAGTTCGTGGAAGTTTAGATTACTAAACTCATCCACAATTATAATACAGTTGTCAAGTGTCACACCACGAATATAAGAGGTAGACCAGAATGAAATTGTTTCTTGAGATCTTAGATTATCATATAGCATCTCAAAGGAATTATCATCTGGCATTTCAAACATGTACTTAACCATATGCTTATATGGAATTTGGTACAGTGCTGATTTATCTTCATGATCCCCAGGAAGGAATCCAATTTCTCTCGTAGGAACTAACGAACGAACGATGTAAATCTTTTCGTATGGAAGATTAGTATTTAATACATCCCTGAGTGCTAGGAAAAGACTAACAAAAGTCTTACCTGTTCCTGCTGCTCCATGTAAAATTAAATTCTTACCTTCATCCCAACATTCAAACACTTTCTTTTGTCCTTCAGTCAATGGAGTAATATTCAATAGATACTCATCATTGATTGGTTTCTTACGTCTCATCTGCTTTGCAGACATTCCGTTGCCGTTTCCATTGACTTTGTTCTTACGAGTTTTAACTGGCATACTAGGTAAATCTACTAAGGTTTGCTCGGGGGTGTGCATCTTGTACTTTCCTCATCACTTCTTTAAAACCATCAGATTGTTTTGGTGCTCCATAAGTAACACCTCCAATACCAGCGTTCCAATCTTTATCCCAATCGGGATTGTCTTTTCTCCACTGTTCGTATTCACTCATGGTCATATAAATTTCTTTAGTTTCACCTGTTTTGGTGTTTACTACTGGATAAGTAGGCATTTATCATCTCCCTTAGTCTTATTTAGTTGTAATCTGTGCTACTTTCTCTTGAAATTCCTTCTTAAGTTCTTTACGAATCTTCTGATAAAATTCAAGGATATCGTGGTTGTTATTATAAACAAGTCCACAATCTTTAGCAATTTGAATTACTTCTTGATTATTCATTGTGATAACTCCGTATTTGTGAAACACAGTCTTACTCTATGAGTAGGAACCCATGTATCAAATTCATCATGACCTAATTTATATTTAATATGTAACTTATCATCTTTCCATTCTGGATCAATGATTTCACAGGTTAACCATTCGGTCATTAAACCATCTTGATGAAGATATTCGTAATACATATTAATCTATCCGAATACAAGGTTGTACATCTTCACAATCACACTCTGGGCATACCCATCCCAATGCTTCAGAAACATTTGGGAATTGGCAGATAAACACTTTCTTTGCTGCTTCAGCAATCTCCATATGTTCTTTCTGAGTACCATTTGCAGTACGAAGATTGATATAATGGATCCATGACCTGCAAGAGCCAGTCATGTAGATACGAGTAGGAGTTGCCAGAGGGAGCACAAAACGAGCACACTCCTTAGCAACACCAGCATGAAGCATATCATCATAGAGATCCATGATGTCAGCAAACACATGCTTGATACGACGTTCAAAACTACGCTTTAGTTCAGGATCAAAATCATCAGTAGAGTTCTGACGGTTCTTGGTATCCTGACGACGAAGATCAGGAACAGGAAGTTCTTCACCTAGGAGAGTAGCATCTGCATATCGTTGTGAAAATTCTTGATATGTGAAGGATCTATGACGAAGAATCTGGGCTGCGATACCACGATTGGTTTCAATTTCCAGAGTCATAGTAGCCTGTTCAAACACAGACCAATGATTATGCTTGATACAATAATTAAGTAGCCCTGCAAACTTCTCGTTCTCCTGATTAGCAGGATTAGAGACTCTTGCAATATATGCCATTGTCTTTTCTGCATCTGGTGTCACCGAAACTAGACAAACTTTAGCCATTAGATCTTTTACCTCTCAATACTCTTGCGACGATTACAACCCCGAGGGATTCAACGTAACCTACTTTATCAAACCCAAACATTTTTGTCAAGGAAAAGTTAAATGCAAACATGAATAGCAAAGGAAGAATCACAGTATAAGCAATCAATCCATTAACGATTGCCATTCCTTTTTCAATACTTTCTTGCTTTTCTTGTTCTTCAATTTGTTGTTTAATTTGTTCTTCCGTTGCTTCTAATTCTTTTTGAATTTCTGCTCTGGGATCTAGAAATATAGTAGTCTTTTTAGTCATCTTTTTTCACACAATCAGTACTCCAAATAGCACAAATCCTCATTTCACCACCAAGAGATTGACACTCCTTAGTATAGCACACTGAGGAGTCAATTTCACTTTCGATGAAACGAGGTTTGTATTTCTTATCTGCTTCCGCAATTGCTTTATCATATTCAGGTGTGACTTGATCAATTGCTCGATCAACATCACGTTTTACTCTACGTTCAATTGCATTTGGATCTGCAAGAATCAATTCATTAAGGATTGTTCCAGGAAAGAACTTCCTCTGAACTTCATCTAACAGATCCCAAAGACCGCTCTCAGATATACCAGTACACTGAGAGAGGGTTGCTATGATAACTGATACAACAGTACCAACTATCATTAATTGCTTTTTATCGGGTTTCTTGTTTCCGAAATTAAAGTTGATCATTTCTTTTTCTTTTGTCTTGGATCTTGCCAAAGTTTAGGATTAACTTTACCATTAGTCCATTCTATAGAAACTACTTTAAAATAGTTATCATAGTAGTAATCAAATACATCAACTCGTTTATGTGCAATAACAACATCAAATTTAGTTATACCTTCATCTTGATACTCAACCAAATAAGAATTCAAAGGTAAGGATGTATCTTCAGCATCAACTGGACTACAATCTTGTTTATAAATTTGAATGTTATACTTCATGCACCACGATTCCCCCACACGATTTGAGGGAATGCTTCTTGAACTGTTGCTTTTGTGATACGATATTTCGTACCCAATTTTTTATCCTTCGTAAGAACAACCACTTCAGCCTCAGACTTATGAAGTCCTTCCAACATTTGAATAAACATAGTCTCCCTTTTCATCTGAGGGATATTTGTTCGTCCTGCAGAAATGAAATAGTAAAACCTTCTAGATTCTTGTTCCAACAAAGTATGTTCAGTTCCTGCAGGAGCTTCGTTAGGTGTATATGGTACTTCTCCAGGAGGAAGAAGAGATTCTACACTCTCATCAAAGTTCCAAATCAAAATAGACCTAAGTGTTTGGGTATTATATTCTTGCAGTAGTTTAATCTTTTCTGCTTTTGTTTTAGCGTTTGAAACCTTCTGCAATACTTCAGAAATTAACAACCTCATTTTAAAACTCTCCTATTTTATCGAGCATTTCATTCAATCCATGCATAGCAAAGTATTCGTATAATTTACCACGTTTTTGTGGAATGATAGATTCATAACTATCTATAATACTTTGCTCAACATCTTTAGGAATATAACTAAAGTCAATTAGTTGTCTATTCCTATTATATTGCTGCATAGTTTTATCATCTCTGCAGAACTGTTCTGGAGACATGTCTAACCACATATCAATATTCTTTTTTGACAATGGTTTCTGCCGTTTGTTTTCAACAAACGTATCATCATCAGATAGAAAATTAGGAATTCCATCTGATCGATCTCCCTTAATCGTATGCTCAAGGATATATGCTTTAGGATCTCCTGCAGCAACGAACTTCTTCTGAATAGGATTGTATTGTTTTACAAA